ATTATTGTGCATAGTACTATGATTAATCCTGTGAGTTTCTTTAGCATAGTTGCTCCTTTGTAATGTATTTATTATAACGGGTCAGCGTGAGATTTACTAGTTGGTTTATTACTTTATGGGGGTAGCTGTGAGAGCTGAGGAGGACCCTGGTCCTACTCGGCGTTCGTAGAGTAAAAGTCGCGCCGGCCAAGTGCCGAATTATTTTTTCTGTGTTTTTTCTACGAAAAATTTGTGTTTCGAATCCTATTTATATCTAGACTTATTAGCTAAATTAGGGTACAAAATGAAAATCACAAAACAAAGACTTAAGCAACTAATTAGAGAAGCAATATCACTACCTCATTTAAGTGGTGTTGATCAAGACTTAGCCAAGAAAAATTATTCGGAAAAGGAAAGAGAGGTATCAGATGAATTTTTACATGATACTCACACAGGGTCAGGGCCGGCAACAATACAATTAACAAAGTCTCAGCAATACGACTATGACCGTGAAGGAATGAATGCGTATATGCAAAGAATCGGAGCGATGACTGTAAGTGATGTTCAAGCGAGAAAAATTACGAGCTCATTGGATAGTGAGAATCACCCGATAACTTATAAATTAAAAGACATGTTAAGCGATGCATATTTTTTAGTGACTGAGATGGATGAATTCATGAATCACGTCCAAAGAAGAAATGATGACAAGCTAGGGCGCAAGGTTCTAGTTGTCATGGGTAGTGACGAGAGTACTGTTGTTTTTAAGGACAGAGACAGCCCAAATTATTACGTTTATAGAGGCTAATTTTTTAATTAATTTTTGTAAATCTATTCCTATTTGTGTACAATTATAACATATTGGCAATGCCAATTAATTATGCATATTAAAAAAGGAGAACATATATGTCATTCACAAAATCAAAGTCAACAAAGCGTTTTAACTTCCTAATTAGTCGTAACAGTACCAGTCATAAAGCAGGTGCAAATGTCGTGACCATTGGAACAAATACCGGAGATGGCTTTTATAGCGGTGGAACAACTCAAATGACGATGACTGTCAAGGAAGCAAGAGCTTTTCAAAGATTTTTGAATCAACATCTTGACGGTGATTCAATTCCTTCTAAAGGATAGTTATTTATCGCTTAAGTGATATTTTAAATAGAGAGACTCCGGTCTCTCTTTTTTTTTAAACTTTTGATCTTCTTCTCCTATTTATAATGGTTAAAGGGGGAAATTAATATGCCAATGTTTGACATACTTTTAAATCACGGATCACTAGGGATATTTGCTGCATTTCTTATTTGGCTTTACACAAATATGCAGAAACGAATGGATGAATTAGTGGACAAATTTCAAGGTCAACTTGAAGAGATCAGAAAAGATCAAAAATCAGATCAAGAAATGTTACGTGTCCGTTATGATGACGTGATCGGAAAATATGATACAGAAAGAAAGCAATTACGTGCACAAATTAAAGATAAAATAGAGAAAGTAGGCGGCATTACACAAAAGATCGATCAAAAAGCTTCAAATATTTTAGTTAGGCTAGAAAACAACAATGACGAAGTTGGATCTATTGATCAACGCATAGAGATCATGGCAGACCATATTAAGATAATGACTGACCTTCTTAAGCAGATGGAACAGGAACAACGCGTAAGAAATTTAGTTAAAATGGCACACGGTGAGACCACAATGCCGCCAATGAAATAAGAAGAGTAGATAATAAATGAAAATTAAAAAAAAGCAATTGATAAAGTTAATTAGAGAAGCTTTAGAATTCCCTATAAAGGGCGGTTATGCCCAGCAAAAAAAAGGAATAGGATCTTTTGCACATCCTGATTTTGAGAAGAAGGATGATGTTAAGCAATTTATGTTAAAAAGAATGCAAGATTATGGAAAACAGGCAGCTCCTGATTATGAATATCAATTTGGCACCGGTTATGAAGATTACAGTACTGAAGAAGGTTTGACGTTAAAAGATTATAGACGATACTCAAAGGTGCTTTGGAATAAATTTGCTGATCATAATTTTTTTAAGAATAATATAGCTAAGTTGCACCAAGTTGGATATGCTGGTGGTGCACAAAAAATGAGGCGGCAAGGAGTAAGTAAGAAATATTTGTCTGGCGGAAAAACAGAACTTTCTGTCTGGGGGACTAAGTCTAGTTCACCACTCAAGCCTTCACATGATGAACTTTCTGAAGTTTTATCTGGAGGAAACCCTGACCAAACAATTAATGCCGGTGGCATTTATCTTATTCTAGACGGAAGAATTACTTGGGCTGGTGACTTTGATGCATTCACTGAAGAGCTCACAACTCATAGATCTGCTGCGGGTTCAGCGTCAGATCTCGCAAGACAAGCTGCAAAAAAAGCTACATCCAGCTCAGGAATGCCAAAAAGACCGGGTGGTATAAGAGGTTTAGTAGGCGGAGCTGAAGACTTAAAAGACTACCCAATAGTATTAGACGAAGAAGATGTTGACAATATGCCAGATGGTCGAGTGGAAGAAATGGTAGTTGATAACTGGAAAATTAAAGGAATTGTTAATTTTTATCACGTTCCTGCCTTGTCTATTAAGACAAAGTCAATTGATTTTATCGCTAAAAGCTTAAACAGGCGTAGAAAGAGTCGTAAAATGATGACTGACTTTCATGTTTTAAAGAGAGCACATGATGACGGTTACCCTAATCCTATGATATGTGACTATGCTGCAGGAAGGTATTGGACAGATCAGGAAGTAAAACAACTTTTTGACTTATTAGATATAGGAGCTTATTAATTGTTTAAACCTCTAGAATCTGAATTTAAAAAGTATTACTTAGATGATACAGGAACAGGACATGTTTTCTTCAGGAAAAATTTGTTATTTAGCAGCATGTCTAAGTACCAAAGTATTGAAATTTCTGAACTCGACAAACTAGGGACTGTTCTTGTGTTAGACAAGATAATTCAACTCTCTTCGCTAGACTGTGATCGTTATCACGAGTCATTTGCACATATACCTATTTCCCTTATTAAAGAGCCAAAGAGCGCCTTAATTTTAGGAGGAGGTGATGGAATCTTAGCCAAAGAAGTTCTCAAGTATAGTGGTTGCACTGTCGACTTAGTCGATATTGACGGTGTTGTTGTCGAAGCTAGTAAACAACACTTAGTTGATCTTCATCATGACTGCTTTAAAAATGACAGGTTGAATTATTATGAAGCTGATGCGTTAGACTTTGTAAAAAATACAGAGAAAAAATATGACATTATATACGCAGATATAACTGATCCTCATCCGCAGTCACCCTCTAAGTCACTCCTATCACATGAGGCTATAAAACTATACAAGAGCCGTTTAAAAGCTGGTGGTGTCTTTACTGCACAAACTGATAATCCTCAAATTTCGCCGCATCATCGCCTAGATTTAATGACGACATGTCGAAAGAGTTTTAAACACGTTGACGATTTTGGAATTGTGGCTTTAACTTTATCTGGCCTCTTCTCTTTTGTTGTGGCTTCTAATAAAAAATTTAAGCCGCGTATGACTCATGTAAAAACTAACTGGCTTAATACAGATCGACTCAGACTTTGCCTGAATATTCTGGAGTTGTCTTAATTGTACATCTTGTCTATAGATATTGATTACGCTTTTAGCCCGGGAATAGAAGATTATGATGATCACATAATCGGTTCTCGTATTTCTCTTTTAGAACAAAAAAAAATAAATAGAAAATTGGAACTACCAATTCCAAAAATAAATATTGTTAAGTTAAAATATCTTAAAGCACTCTTTAATGCACGTAAGCAAAATGCGCCTGTGATTATTATTACACACCACCATCAAATATTAGAATATTTACCTAACAATCCTTTTCACCTTTATAATGTAGATCACCATCATGACATATTTTACCCAGGATGGCATGACATAAAAAAAATAGATGAAGGAAATTGGTTGTCACATGTTGACAGAAATTTAATGATGAGTTACACTTGGATTAGGAATGAGACTTCAGAAAATGTTGAAGAAAGTGTTAACGTACCTTTTAATTATAGAGAATTAATTAAGCCTAATGTGAATAATTTACCTAAATTTGATTGTGTTTATATTTGTACATCTCCTCACTGGACAGGAGATTTAAATTATAGTCATGTACTTAAGATAATTTCTTGATATATATTTATTATTGGAGATATTAAATGAGTTTTATCTATGAAGGAAAACATTTATTAGTCGACTGTATTGTAAAAGATTCTGAGTTACTTGTCGACGCTGACCTAGGAAATAGAATTCTAAGTAGAATTGTGCATGATATTGATATGACTATGATCTTGCCTCCTGTCACTGTAAAATTTCCTCATGCTGTCTGTGAACTTGAGCGCCTAGTCCAAATGTTAGAGGCTGAAGGTCTTGGTGGTTCAAATACTGCAAAAAAAGTTAAGAAGGACTTGAGATTGAGAGAGGCTGAATCGTATGGTTATTCTAGCTTTGTTATGATTGCTGAGTCTCATATTAGCATTCATACTTTTCCTGAATTAAGATATGCATCTTTTGACTGTTACTCTTGCAAAGGATTTGATGATTTGCGTGTTATGGAAATATTAGAGGAAGAGCTAGAGATAGAAAAGAGTACAGTGCAAATTTGCAAAAGAAGGCCACCAAAAGTATAGGAAGCAATGATGAGGATAGCTGAGAGTCAACTTAAAAAGATTATACGTAATATTATATTGACAGAGGGAATGGTGCTACCAGAGCAGCTTGGTGATGAATTTAGAATTGAAGTTGTTAATGCTGGATTTAAAATGTCAACAAAAAAATATTCACCACCTGCCTCTTACGAAGTTAATCTTTACAAAAAAGATCACCTTGGTGAGATTGAGGTTGGTACAGTGGCCGTTTCTTATAATCTGAGATGTAATGCTTTCGCAGTGGTTATTGCATATTCTGACATAGATAAATACGGACCACTACTATATGATGTGGCACTTGAAGTTGCAGGTGAACAAGGTTTAGTTCCTGATCGTAATCAGGTATCAATAGACGCAGAAAAGGTCTGGCGCTACTATCTGAGAAGGCGCTATGATATATCTGCTGAATCCACAAAGAGTTCAGCATGTGGCTCTCCTCGAGGTGCTTTCGGCGGAGGTAAAGATAAATTTGGTGAGTACGACTGGGCCAATTGGATATACTATCAAACACAAGGCACACCTATGACAGATCGCTTATTAAAGTTAAACAAGATAACTTTTAAAGGATAAAATTAATAAATATGAAAGATATAGTTTCAGGTGATATTGTTAAATTTATACCTTATTACGCATCTACTGGTATACAAGGTGCTAATTTAAGATTACAAATGCCAAAATATGATTGTCTAGCTCTAGTATATAAAACGTATATAGTTAGAGGCGTTGGTCATGCTCAGATTATGTTACCTAGTAGAATTAAAAAAGTAGTAGGATTTGCAGGTATTGAAACTTTATTTAGAGTTAGGTAAAACTTTATCTAAGTAAATAATACTTATACTAAAGTAACAGCTAACGCAGAGGATAAGATTGTGAATAACATACCAAGAAATGTTCTAAGAAAAAATATCATTAAAATGATGATTGTTGAAAATAAGAAAGAGACACTATATTATCAAAGAAGACTCAATCGTCTACTCAATAGTAAAGAAAAATTTAATTACAAAAGATATCATCTAAACGAAGGTATGATGGATATGTTAGGTGATGCTGGTGGTAGTTTACTAAAAACATTAGGTGGCGATATTGATTCTATAAAAGGATATTTTATATCAGCAATGCTAGATATGTTAGGAATTAAAGATCCACAAACTAAAGGCGTAATATCTAATGTTTTGGAACAAGTTGGAATGGATGATATAACAGCATTAATGTCAGGCGCGTCAGGCGCTTGTCAAGCAGTAACTGAAGATGTTGTCGCAGGTTTAATTGAGTTTGCATTAGAGGATGGACTAGAAAAAGTTGTAAAATATATTGATGATCTAGATATTCCTCTGGTTGATGGCCTGGTACAAAGTTACGCAGGTGGAGAAGGAATGTTAGCCACAAAAGAAGAAGAACAGCTAGTCAACACTATAACGAAAAATATTTACCCAGTAATAGGTAAAAAAGTAGAAGATTTTGTTTGTAATCTAGGGTTTTTAGGAGGCGAAGGAGAAAGCAAAGGTGAGTTTTTAGGAGACCAAGAAAATCCGGATGCAAAAGGTGGCGAACCTGATCAGGATGCAGCAGAAGAAACAATCAACGAAATATTCGACTACAACATTTACCATATTTCTCAAAAACTACAGAGATTGAGTGATACGAGGAAAAAATTGCAATTCATTCAAAACTAGTAAAAGTGCTTACCAATTTATTATTTTTTTTAATTTTTATTTTAATCTTTTCTTATTTATTTTTTTCTAAATATATAGATTTTTGTAAGTCTTATTTTGAACATAAAAACAAAATTAAAGAAAAAATATCTGATAAGGTGAAACCTAGAAGTGAAAAAGAATCAATAAATTTAAATTTTAGAGAAAATGTAATTATTGATGTTGAGTGTGAAGACATCACAAACAATCATAAAATTAAAGGATTACTTAGATGATTATCGGCGAAAACTCTTTACGTAAAAAAATTAGAAAAATACTCGTTCAAGAAAGTCTAGTAGACTCAGCAAAGTCATTTCTTGGATTAGACGGAGATTCCGGCGGTGATCTAGGAGCCTTAAACTTTGAATTTACTTCAGTAGAAAATAGTGAAATAGTAAGCATAGTAGAAAAAGAAAATAAATTTTGGCAGAACGGCAAGGTCAAAGAAAAAGATGAAAAAGCTTACTCTAGACTCAAAACATACTGGGATAATTTGACAGATGACTGGCCTGAGTCAAGGTGGACGCCTGATACGCCATGGAGTGCAGCATTTGTATCTTACTGCAATAAAAAGTCAGGAGAGACTTTTTATGACTCTGCAGCGCACACTGTTTACGCTACTAAAGCATTAAAGAATAGACAGGACATAGCAAAGGATCCTTCTAAATTTGTAGGTAAAACAATGCAAGTTTTATTCCTCAAAGGTGAGGCTGAACCTGCGGTTGGTGATGGTTTATTTTATCTTAGAGGCGGAAATTTAGGTTCTTGGATTAATTCTGGCGGAGGTCAGAACCCATCTCATACTGACATATTTATTGGTGGAGGTTTGGCTGTGGGTGGTAATTTAAGTAATTCTTGTGTTAAAACAAAAGCTTTTGGTAAGCATGAAGCATTGATCAAAAAAGTAGAAATCAAAGGCGCTAAGGAATCAGCTGATTCTAATAAAAAAGACGATAATGAGAAAAAGTCTTAATTATCTAATAAAAGATTCATAAATTTTTCTATTACATGATTTTGATTTTGCAAACTTCTTTATTAATTCGCCTGCTCTAGCATTTGCTTGATCTTCGTGAAATCCACCCGCATCTTGTATATGTCCTACGAGAAGACCATGCTCATCTTGCATCATGTGTGTCATTTCATGTGCTATTGATCTACACACATCCACCAGAGCTCTATTTTTTCCGTAAATCATGCACTTGTTTTTATTAACTTCATAAGCTGCTGTCGTACTAATTCCATGACTTTCTCTATCAGAAACAACATGGATTTGAAATGGGTAGTTAATAGGAAGTTGATCTGCGCAAAAGGCGCAAAAATTTGCAATTAGATCTATTTTATCATGATCTAGATTTAATCTTTTATCTACGTAAAGTTTCATATGCTCTCTCTAAAAATTCTTTTATATCTTCAGGCTTAGGTCCTATTGCATAATTATTAAATGCAACAGCAGCTCTAGATATAACACTAATTATCTCTCCTTTTTCATTAATGACAGCACTTCCTGAACTTCCATAAGTTGCTGGAATTGTGAATGCGCATTCATATTCATCACAACCGCTTGAGAAACCTGAGTAATGTTGCCGCAATTCGTTCTCATATGACCACATAGGTGCTGATATCATACTTACGCTTTCTCCTATAACAGAATCTTCGCTAGCTACATTAACATTTTCAGCATATTTTGAATATCTTGAATAAAATTGTATTAGGCATAGATCATTCACAGGATCCATAATATATCTTCTAATTTTATAATTGTCACCCATAAAGTTGGCAAAATATCCTACTATAGGTATTTCATCAAATATTAATTCTGTACTGTCGTATAATTCATCTTTTGTTACTTCTTCACACCAGTGTGCTGCTGTCAATGCATATAAATAATTATTTTTCTTATCAACCTTAACAACATAACCAGATGCTGAATTAATTGGGACTAATGGATCGTTACAATCTGAGTATTTTTCTTTACCTTCATAACAAATTTGTGTAAAGTCATTTTGATTTTTAGTCATGATGTACTTTTGCAAAAAAACAAAATTTTGATTAATCAAGTTACTTTTAGACTTATTAAATTTTTTATTTAAATAAGCTACTTGAATATCATTACTAGTTTTATATTTCTGAATGTTACAACAACCTAACTGTACAAAACATAAAAAACTTAGCATAAAACCAATTGCAATTTTCTTAAACATATCTAACCCCCATATAAATAGATATGTCTTCTTTTAAAATATATTATTAAATTATTTATATACTCCTTGTGGTAGATAGTAGCAGATAGATATATTAATATTATACTGATAAATTAATTTTTACAATATTGTAAATTATATTTTTGCTACATAATATCATTACTATAATACTTTATTTAACTTTATCTATTGTAGAGTATAATTATAGTAGAGGATACGCATTAATGTCAATATTTAAAAAACATAAATCTTCAGCAGATCGATCTGCTACAGATAGAAGAAGACATAAAGAAAAAATTGAGAGAGCAATCAAAGATGGAATTCATGATATTGTAGCGGAAGAAAGTATTATTGGACAAGATGGTAAGAAAAGAATTAAAATTCCTGTTAGAGGTATTAAAGAATATCAATTTGTATACGGTAAAAACAATCCAAAGGTAGGATCCGGTCAAGGTAAAGACGTTAGAAAGGGTCAGCAGATTGGTAAAAAACCAAATACTCAACGCAGAAAAGGTAAGGGTAATCCTGACAAACCAGGTAATACAGCAGGGGATGAGTTTTATGAGGTAGATATATCATTAGATGAATTGGCAAAATATCTTTTTGATGATTTAAATCTTCCTGACTTAGAAAAGAAAAGCTTTCCAAATATATTTAACAATACAATTAAAAGAAAAGGTTACAGAAAAGAAGGAATTAGACCTAGACTTTCTAAGAAAGAAACAATTAAGCGAAAAATAAGAAGAAAAAAAGCTTCAATTAAATCAGGCGCTTATGATCCTGAAAGTGGAGAAAGGTTCACATTTCATAAAGATGACTTAAAATATAAACACATTGAAGTGACTAAAAAAAATGTGACAAATGCAACAATATTTTTTATCATGGACACATCCGGATCTATGACAAAAGGTAAGAAATTTAAAGCGCGTTCTTTTTTCTTTCTATTATATCAATTTATTAGATATCGTTATGATAAAACAGAGATTGTATTTATCTCTCACACAACTGAAGCTAAAGAGACAAATGAAGATGACTTCTTTGGAAGAGGATCTAGCGGTGGTACTTTCATAAGTTCAGGTCTAGAAAAAGCTGTTGAAATTATGGAAAGTAGATACCCGCCAACTAGTTGGAACCTGTATACTTTTCACTGTTCAGATGGTGACAATTGGATTGAAGATAATGACAAGTCAGTAGAGTTGAGTAAAAAATTAACAGATATGTGTCAATTGTATAGTTTTATAGAAATAACAGAAGGCGGCAAGAAAGGATCTGCAGGTTGGGGTACTGCAATGTCAGAAGTATACAAACCACTTATATGTAAAAATTTTAAGATTGTTGAGATAAACTCTAAAGAAGACATATGGGTCGAATTTAAAAAACTTTTTGGAAGCAACGATGAATAAAAAATATACTGAACATTGGAATTTTGATGAGCTCAAAAGTTGGGACGATATAATATGCAAAAAAGCTAAAGAGTTTGGATTAGATTGGCATCCAATAAACTATGAAGTTTGTGACTATTTTGAAATGATCGGACATATGTCTTATCACGGCATGCCATCTCACTATAATCACTGGAGTTATGGTAAGTCTTTCGAGGTTACACATCAGCAGTATAACATGGGAATGCAAGGGTTGCCTTATGAACTTATCATAAATAGTAATCCATCGATTGCATATCTTATGAGAGAAAATCCACTTTATTTACAAATACTTATAATGGCTCACTGTATTGGTCATAGTGATTTTTTTAAGAATAATAGAACTTTTAGAAATACTTCACCTGAAAATATTGTCTCTAAAATGCGCAACGCGAAAAGAAGGATATACGAATATTCAGAAAATCCAATGATTGGCAGTGAAAAAGTAGAAAGCTTTTTGGACGCATTGCACACTATTCGTTTTCAAACTGAAAGATATGAAATGCCTAGGATAAGTCCTCTAGATAAGCAAAACAATTTTATAGAAAAACTAAATAACAGTGTTTTTATGAAAGAGAAACGCGAAAAATATGTTGATATGATTAGGAAAAAATCATTTATAGGTACTGATAGAGACATACTGGGTTTCTTATTAGACTATGGAACTTACGAAGATTGGCAGCTAGATTTAATAAATATAGTCAGGGATGAATCTCATTATTTCATACCCCAGATTAAAACAAAAATACTTAATGAAGGCTGGGCTTCCTTTTGGCATTATAAGTTGCTTCACGAATTAGAAATACCCCAGAAATTTCATATACCTTTTTTAAAAATGCATAATGCAGTTGTCAGGCCTCACATTGGAGGTGTCAATCCTTACCATTTAGGCTTTTACATATTCCAAAAAATAGAAAGAGAACAAGGTTTAGATGAGTGTTTCTTCATAAGAGAGGTTCATGACGACGAGTCAGCATTGAGAATGTACTTAGAAGAAGAAGACATGTATGAGTTAAACTTTTTTGAATTCCAAAAAAATCAAAAAGATAGAGTAACAAGAGTCACAGAAGTTTCTGATAAAGAAGGTTGGAAAGATGTTAAAAAGCAACTCATAAAAACTACCGGCATCAACTCCATTCCCTTAATATATGTTAGTGACTTTGACAAGAAAAATAAGACACTAGAGCTTAAGCATGAGCATGATGGAAGAGACTTGGAATTAAATTATGCCGAACAGGTAATTAAAAGTATTAAACATATTTGGGATGGCGAGGTAAAACTATTTACAATCGTCGAAGAAGAAATGTGGGAAATTTAAAACATAGGAGCAATAATGAGTAAGAATTTTCTAGACCTGATTAATAGTCAGAGAGCAGAAAGTAAAATACCAAAATTTAAAGGGACTTTTTTAGAATATCTAGAAGTCTTAAGTGAAAATAAAGACATTGTTATGTTAGCACATAAAAGGTTGCATAACGTCATAAAAGACCAAGGCATAGACACAATTGACGTAGGCGATGAAGATTATCGCAACTATTTCAATGGTGAAAAGATAAGAAGGTATGAATATTTTAAAAAAGAATTTTTTGGAATGGAATCTGTCATTCACAACCTAATGAGATTTTTAAAGTCAGCAGCACTAAAAGGTGAGGAAAGTAGACAGGTTCTTCTTCTCATGGGCCCAGTCGGAGCTGGTAAGTCAGCACTTGTTGAACATGTAAAAAGCTCTCTAGAAATGTCAGACAGAATATATCATCTTGAGGGTTGTCCAATTAGAGAAGAACCTCTTCATCTTTTACCGAGAAGTCTAAGACCCCAGTTTGAAGAAATGCTCGGCATTCACATTGAAGGAGATCTATGTCCTGTTTGTCGTCACAGACTAATGGAGGAATTTAACGGTGAGTATGAAAAATTTCCAGTCACACAATCTTCATTTTCCCAGAGAGGAAGAAGAGGTGTAGCAGTTGTACCTCCGATGGACGCTAACAGTCAAGATGTTTCTGTCCTTATTGGTACGGAAGACATAAGTAAGTTAGATTTATATCCTGAAGATGACCCAAGAGTTTTATCACTTAATGGTGCATTTAATGTAGGTAATCGTGGTATTGTGGAGTTTGTTGAAGTATTTAAGAATGAAATTGAATTTTTACACACAATGCTGACAGCAACTCAAGAAAAGCGTGTGCCTTCGCCAGGTAAGAACGATATGCTTTATTTTGATGGCGTTATATTATCTCACTGTAATGAATCAGAGTGGAACAGATTTAAAGCAGAACACACTAATGAGGCTATTTTAGACAGGGTCTTAAAGATTGAAGTCCCATACGTTCTAGAGTTAGATCAGGAGATGAAAATTTATCAAAAAATGATTAATCGTTCTGATTTTAAGTCGGCTCATATTGCTCCTCATACTATAAAAATTGCTTCTATGTTTAGTATTATGAGTCGCCTTAAACCTTCTGCTAAATGTGACCTCCTTACAAAACTTAAAATCTACAACGGGGAAAGTGTCATAGAAAAAGGTAGAGTTAAAAATATTGATATTAAAGATCTTCGAGAGGAAGCAAGACGAGAAGGAATGGAAGGAATTTCAACAAGATTTATTATGAAGTCACTTGATAGAGCTCTTTCAGACTCTGACAAGAATATGATTACCCCTATTAATGCAATCGATAGTTTAGTAAAACAAGTCAAAGAGCAGATTATTGATGATAATACACGTGAGCATTATTTAGAAATACTCCAAGATATTATTAGAGAAGAGTATTTGAGAATATTAGAGACAGAGATCGCAAAAGCTTTCGTTGCAGCTTATGAAGAGCAAGCACAGTCTTTATTTGATTCTTATTTAGATAACGCAGAATCTTACACAACTAGATCAAAAGTTAAAGATAAGATAACTCGTGAAGAAAGAGAACCTGATGAAAAATTTATGAAGTCAATTGAAGAAATGATAGGAGTCGTAGGCTCTGCAAAAGACGGCTTTAGAAATGATGTAACTGCATATATGTTTGCTAAGTTAAGAAAGCAAGAAACTGTTGATTATCGATCTTACGGCCCTCTAAAAGAAGCAATTGAGCAATATTTAATTACATCTGTTAAAGATATATCACGCATTGTAACCAAATCAAAGTCAAGAGACAATAAGCAAAAGAGAAAATATTCTAATATGATAGAAACACTTATTCAAGAGTATGATTACAATGAAAGTAGTGCTGAAGAAATATTAACTTATGCTGCTAATAATCTCTGGAGAGATTCTTAATTTAAAATGAATTTTATTGAATATTACGATGAATCAAGCTTTAAGACAAATTTTATAAGCAATCTGAATAAGTACTTTGACAATTGTCAACGCAATAGCCTATATCAGTATGATAACTTTAATACAAAAAGACGGTATCTAAATTTTTTAAATCAATTTGAGAATAATCTCTTTGATAGGACGTCAAAAAAAATTATTGAAAAAGAACTAATCAGACTAGAAAATTTAAGTTCTGGTCTAGGTGATTTATTTCTAAGCAAAATAATAGAATATAATGACGGTCATAAATTAGATAAAATACTTAATATGTGGGATGAAAGTGTACAAAATTTTGAATTAAGTCATGTAGAAGAGTTTATAGAAAAAAATCTTCAAAATGAAGAATCTAAAGAGTTATGTAATTATATTTTAAAGCACTCTCCAGCTGGATCAGCTTATTTTGTAGAAAATTCTAATATGAAAGATAATACTTTAAGAATAAGTCAAAAAGTAATGTTTAATCTTAAATATGATACTGAAATGCTATGTGGGAAAAACTGGAATAGAAATGAGGCAAATATACTTTTAATTGATGGTTACATAGACTCTTTAGGCGAAATACATCATCTCTTGCAACTGGCGTCAGAAAATAAAAATCCATATCTCATAATATGCAAAGGTTTAAGAGACGATGTAAAATGTACTGTTATGCATAACGTAATGAGAGGAACTATAGATGTTTTAATCGTTAGCCTAGAAACAAATGAAGAAAATGTTAACATACTCAATGATATATCATCATGCACAAACTCAGATATAATTAGTGCACTCAAAGGTGATACAATATCAACATCAGTTAAAAAAGAATTAAAAATTATAAAGGGTGTACATGTTAGAGAATCAGGGTTAAGTTTTAAATTATCTGAAGAAAATTCACTCAAAGTTCAAAGACAATTTTTAATTAATAAAAAAAATAGTCTAAACAAAAGTGATCCAAACTTTAAATATTTAAATCAAAGAATTAAAAATTTAAGCAGTAAAAGAGTTGATTTCTATCTTAGAAACAATGCATGTAAGGAATTCAAGGTAGAGATAGATTATTTTTTAAAGTTTTTAATTAACGGAACATCCGGAATCATTAGAAATACAAAGGACAACAAACTCTATACACTCAAAGACGTATACATCTTTACGAATATTTTTAAAAGCACAATAAACACTTTAGATAATATAGGCTGCTGCCTATTAAAAGAAGAACTGTTATGACAATAGGTATAAAACATTTAGTTGAGTGTCACTGTGAACTACCTATATACAAAAACAAAGAAGACATCATATACCATAAAATTTTAGTATATTCAAAATTCAATAAAAAAGGTAAAATAGTAGAAAAAATAGTTTCTTGTGAAAATTGTAGCACTCTGCACAAAGTATATGATATTTGCAAGTCTGAAATTGTAAAAGGCGGAAAAGATCAAAATAAAGCAGCAATTACAATAGAAGAATTAGAAATACAGATCCCAGATAAAATAAGCAGAATACTGGAAAAAAATAAATGCACCTTACCCATATATGAAGAAATAATAGATGCTTTAGATCAAGATGTAGTCAATCACAGTATAATTATAAATAGGGAACTAATAGAAGGAAAATATCAAGTTAAAATTTTAAATATTGACAGCGGTAAGTTTAAAATTAAAAATGAAACTATAGAAGATGAGTTAATTATAATTAGATAAGGAGAAAATTTTATGGAAAAAATAGGTGAGGCTGAATATGAAATAGATGCTGGAAAAATGTTAGAGTGTAGACAGATTGTCAAAAACTTAAATGCATTTGGCATAAGTGAGAAACAAAGAGTACAGTTAATTTATCTTATTTCTCTAGAACTCGAGTCAAAAAATGCAATGGATATTATTATCGAAGCCGTAAAAAAAGTTAAAAATTTAGATCAAAATGTAAAATTTAGTTTAACACAAGAAAATATTGATTATAATTCAAACAAACCTAAAAAACTTTTAGATGTCTAGGAGGTAATATGTCGACAGAAGGTTTACAAACATCAGAACTTTTCCAAAAATGGGAAGAGCTTAAAGTGTTGGTGGAGTCATTAGAAAATGATATACTTAAAAATGTAAATGGAAATAAATCTGCAGGAGTTAGGGCTCGAAAAGGGCTTCGACTTTTAAAGAACAATGCCAGCGAAATTGTAAAAGTTTCTTTAACTAATGACAAAGAAACATAACTTAATTAAAAAATGTGTATTTCGCAAAAGAGTCAACTTAAGTTGACTCTTTTTTTAATTTTGTTTATGATTAATTTCTCTATTTGACACACTCTCATTCGTGTTATATTATATATTTCACCTATCTCTTGTAACGTCAAGGTTCCTTTTTTTGCACAATTTATTGTACAATTTTGTGTTTTATTATGTTCAATCCAATATCTGCATTCTTTTTTAGAACAAGTTTTACTTTCTTTAGCATAGTATTCATAGCACTTCATATTTATTTACGTCTCCTGTTCGTATTGTAAGAATATTATAACGAGACATTTCAAAATTAACAATTGGAGTTAAAGTGAGAAAAATTTTTATTGTCGATACCAGTGTACTTTTATATGATAAGTCATCAATTCAATCATTTCCTGAAAATGATGTAGTCATTCCTTTAGTGGCATTAGACGAGCTAGATCGATTCAAGGAGAAGAAGGGTATCACTGGCGAATCAGCACGCTATGTTAATAGATTTTTAGATGATTTAAGAAAAAATGGAAATCTTCACGAAGGTGTTGAGTTAGAAAATGGTCAGACAATTAGAGTTGCTCTAGAAGGTTTTGATGAAGTTCCTTTAGGTTTGAATGGAGATGATGCAGATAATAAAATGATTTCATTAGCACTAAAAATGACAAGAGAGGAAAACGTTCCTGTTGTTATGGTGACAAAAGATATTAATTTTAGAGTTAAATGTGATGCATTGGGGATTAAGTCTGAAGATTACTATAAAGATAAAATAATAGACAAGGAAGAAAAATCGTATAAAGGATTTGTTTCTTTAGATATCAATGATGATATAAAATATTTAATAGATTTATTTTATAAAAATGAAGATGTGACCGAAGACATTGAAGATCTCGTAGGTAGAAAGTTACATGCAAATGAATTTATTAACATTAAGTGTGGAAGTCAATCTTTACTAGGTTGTAAGATTGGAAATATAATTAAAAATCTTAAGTCTACTGACAAACTAGAAGAATTCATTGGAGTAAAACCTCGAAATAGAGAACAATTGTTTGCTCTTAATCTACTTTGCAGAGATGATGTGCCACTTGTTTCTCTAACCGGTTTAGCCGGATCTGGAAAAACATTTTTAACACTAATGGCCGGTTTAGACGGTATAAATAAGAAAAAGTATAAGAGAATAGTAATTACACGAAACATTCAACCTGTCGGTAGAGACATTGGATTCTTGCCTGGCGACGCAGATGATAAAATGTTACCATGGATAGCACCTATAATGGATAATTTTAGGCAAGGAACAGGTGACCAAGATTTAACTTACTTTGATGTTATGCGAAGATCAGGACAAATAGAAATAGCTCCTTTGGCTTTTATGAGAGGGAGAACTTTTTCTGATACTTTTCTTATAAT